CTGGCAATGTATGGAGAAATTTATATACTGGAGATCTACATTTATCCAATGAAGCAAAAACTGAAGGAAATATAGTAGATGGAACTAAAGGAAGTTGGACTTTACAAGAAGGCAAAGACGATATATTTATGGTAAATAATATATCTAAAGAAAAATTTAAAATTAAATTAGATAAAATAAAAGGAGATTTATAATGGGAGTAGTATCGTGCGGAACAACAATGTTGGACCAAGGAGTTTTTGAAAATATAGGAGCGGTCACTTGGGATACTACTGTTAAAACTTCGGGATTTACCGCAGTTAGTGGTAATGGATATTTTTGCAACACAACATCAGCAGCCTTTACAGTTATACTTCCAGCCTCACCTTCGGCAGGGGACATTGTTGGTATAAAAGATTACGCAAACACAGCTGATACAAATAATATTACAATAGGTAGAAATGGTTCTAATATTCAAGGTACTGCAAGTGATTTTAAAATAACCATAGAAGGAGGATCAGTATTATTAGTTTATATAGATGGAACAAAAGGTTGGTTAGTTACATCCGCTTCGCAAGCATCTGATATTACAAGCCCACAGTTTGTAACAGCAACAGGTGGAACAATTACAGAAAGTGGAGATTTTAAAATTCATACATTCACAGGTCCAGGAACATTTTGTGTATCATGTGCAGGTAATCCATCAGGTTCAGTATCAGTAGATTATATGGTAGTAGCTGGTGGTGGAGGTGGATATGGTGGTGAAGGTGCAGCTGACCCTTCTGCTGTAACTGGAGCTGGAGCTGGAGCTGGAGGTTTTAGAGAATCTTCTGGTGCAGCATCTGGTTGTTATACTGCAAGTCCATTAGGTTCTGGTGTAAGTGCTTTACCCGTTTCAGCAACAGGTTATCCAATAACAGTTGGAGGTGGTGGAACTGCAGGAACAGCTCCTTCCAGAACAGGGAGTCAAGGATCGAATTCTATTTTTTCAAGTATAACTTCTACAGGAGGTGGTGGATCAGCCGGAGCTACAGGTGGTAATGGGGGTTCTGGTGGTGGTGTAATGGGACGTTGTTCACCAGGAACAGCTGGTACAGGAAACACTCCTCCAGTAAGTCCTCCTCAAGGAAATCCTGGTGCAGATAATTCTGGTTCTAATTCTGCTCCTTATGGTGGATCTGGTGGTGGTGGAGCAACAGCTGCTGGTGGAGTAAATGGACCTGGTGGTGCAGCTGGTACAGGTGGTGCAGGTGCAACAACTTCAATTTCAGCAAGTCCAACAGCTTATGCTGGTGGTGGTGGTGGAGGAGACGGTTTTCCAGGAACTACAAGTGGAGCAGGTGGAACAGGTGGAGGAGGTGGTGGATCATCCCCATATAATGGAACAACTAATACTGGTGGAGGAGGTGGAGGTGGTCCAGCAACTCCAGGTGCAGCTGGCGCTGGCGGTTCAGGTGTAGTTATAATAAGATACAAATTTCAATAGGTAAATTATGGGTGTAAATTCATGTGGAACAACCTTAATAGATGAAGGCACTTTTAAAAATATAGGTGCTATTACTTGGGACACAACAGTCAAAACATCAGGTTTCACAGCGGTAAGTGGTAATGGTTATTTTTGTAATACTACTTCTGCAGCATTTACAGTAACACTCCCTTCTTCTCCAAGTGCAGGTGATGTCGTTGCTATTGCTGATTACGCAAATACTTTTGATACTAATAACGTTACAATAGCTAGAAACGGAAGTAATATTCAAGGTAGTGCAGCTGATTTTAAAGCCTCTATAGAAGGATTAAGTATAACTTTAATATATGTAGATGGAACACAAGGTTGGCTATCAATTGATGCAGCACAAGCATCTAATATTTCTGCACCTCAGTTTTTAGAAGCAACAGGTGGAACAATTACAGAAAGTGGTGATTTTAAAATTCATACATTTACAGGCCCTGGAACATTTTGTGTTTCTAACGCAGGTAATCCATCAGGTTCAGATGCAGTAGATTATTTAGTAGTAGCTGGTGGTGGCGGTGGTGGAGGTAGTAAAGAAAACCATCAAGCTGGTGGAGGTGGTGCAGGTGGTTATAGAAATTCTTATAATTGTGAAACTTCTGGTGGAGGGTCAAGTTCAGAATTATCATTTCCAATTTCAGTTCAAGGATACCCAATTACAGTAGGTGGTGGAGGAGCAGCAGGAGCTGTTGGTACTACTAGTGGTTGTTCTGATGGTTCAGATTCTGTTTTTAGCTCTATACCTTCAACAGGTGGTGGAGGTGGAGGTGTAGCTAGAGATAATGGAGAGTTTAGAAATGCTTCACCAGGTGGTTCTGGTGGAGGTGGAGGGTCAAGTGACCAAACTCCAATAGGACAAGGAGGAACTGGAACACTTAATCAAGGATTTGCAGGAGCTAATGCAATTCAACCTGGAAATAGAGGAGGTTCAGGAGGTGGAGCAGGTGGAGTTGGAGGTAATGCTGCTGTTCCTTATGCAACTAATCCAGGTCCAGGAGGTGCTGGTTTAGCTAGTTCAATTACAGGTACACCTGTTACAAGAGCTGTTGGTGGAGCACTACAACAGGATGCAACAAATGTTCCTGGAGGTGCTAATACAGGTACTGGTGGTAGTGGAGGAAAAGGAACACCAGGAGTACCTAATGGTGGTGGCGCAGGTGGATCAGGAATAGTTATAATAAGATACAAATTTCAATAATTAAGATGTATTTACAACAAACAATAAATAAGATATAAGGATAATATTATGGCACACTTTGCAAAACTAGGATCTAATGAAAAAGTTATTCAAGTATTAACTTTGAATAATAATGACATGTTAAACGCTGATGGCGTTGAAGATGAAACAGTAGGTCAACAATATCTAGAACTACATCATAATTGGCCAGCACAAATGTGGATTCAAACATCTTACAATACATCAGGTGGAGTACACAAAGATGGTGGCACAGCATTTAGAGGAAATTATGCAGGTATAGGTTATACTTGGGATGAAGATGATCAAATCTTTTGGCCTAAAAAACCTCATGCATCTTGGGTAAAAAATAATTCAGAAGCTAGATGGCAATCACCGATTGGTGATGCTCCAGCATTAACAGAGGAACAAATTTCACAAAATACAGCAGAAACTCATAAATGGAATTACGTCTGGAATGAAGCTAATACAACTTGGGACTTGACAGACAGCAAAGCATAAATTAAAAACGGTGGTGGTATGCAGAAGAAAGTATTAACAGAACAGAGTTTATTCTATGGCGATATTGATATGCCGAAAGGTTTTGAAATAGACCAAGAAAAACTTACCAACGATATTTTACAATCTACTTTTACCAATAAAGATTTTCCATTCTCAAGAACTTGGGATATGTTAAATACTTATATGAGAGACTTTATTGGTCTTGAACAGGGTATCAATTTAGTTAACAAATCAACTTGGGGAAATATCTATAAACCCAATGAGACAACAATTCCTTTATTAAATATTGATCCAGTGGATCTTAGAAACGCTCCAGACTTTACAATGCTTTATGGTGTTAAAGTTAAAGATTGTTTTGTTCGAATACATTTTGATGATAATAGACGTAAAGGAAGAAGTTGGGATATAGAACTTAAAAACAATATGTTTATTATGTTTCCATCTACTAATATGTATTACATTACTAATACCCAGAAAGATTCTTTGAATTTTATACAGACAATAACTTATGAATATATCTAATTACTATTGGCATTTTAAATCAGCAATACCTCCAAAAATCTGTGATGACATTATAAAATATGGATTAACACAAGCAGAAACTATGGCTAGAACCGGTGGTTATGGTGATAAAGAATTAACTAAAGATCAAGTTAAAGATATGAAGAGAAAAAGAAACTCTGATTTAGTTTGGTTAAATGATACTTGGATTTATAAAGAACTACATCCTTATATCCACGAAGCAAATAAAAATGCTGGTTGGAATTTTGAATGGGATAGAAGTGAGTCTTGTCAATTTACAAAATATAAATTGAATCAATATTATGATTGGCATTGTGATTCTTGGGATAAACCTTATGAAAAAGAAGGTCCTGATAAAGGTAAAATTCGAAAACTATCAATGACTTGTCAGTTA